TTTGTTGTTACTGGAGATTCTGTAAATAAACCAAGAGTTGGAATTCAATCAGCAAGGGCTACTGGAGCAGGTCAGGAGGCATATTGCGATAATATGTATTTTGAAAATGTATCAGTAAATGGATACTTTTCTCTTGCATCTGTTTATTTTTACGGACAAGAAACGACTACGCATATTAATTGTCAATATTGGAACTATGATGAAGATGGTTATGCTGGAATTCATACAGGATATAATTGGGAACCATATCAGAGTGATTACTTAACTCCAATTACTGGAGGAACAAGTTATATTAACAATAAATATATTAATTGTGATTGGCGCTATTTGCCAGTAAATAAAAGCGCAAATATAACAAATATTAGCAATTCAAATCCTTGTGTTATCTCATTTTTATCCCATCCGTTTAGCATTGGTGATTCAATAGTTGTTGGATTGGTTTCTGGAATGACGCAAATAAATAATGTAAAAGCTACAATTTCTGCATCTACACCAACAAGTATAACACTAAGTGGAATAGATTCTACATTATGGGGATCATATTCATCTGGTGGATTGGTTGTAAAATCACAAACAAAACCAACAGTTTTATTTGGAAGGGCAGAACAACATAGTTTTGATACTTGCTATATCGTTAATTACGGAACAGATTCTATTGAGTGGAAATTTGAATCAAGTTTAATACGCCCAACATTGATTAGTATTGACACTTTGTTTGAAGGAATTGGATCAAGAAGTCATATTAGATATATTACTGGAATACCTGTAATAACTCCATCAATATTAGATTTTAATTTTAAAACATATAATACACATTGCAGAGACAGTGTTTTCTCGACTGATTCAAGTGCAGGTGAAGCGGTTTCATTTTATAATTCAAATATTTCTATAACAAATAATTCATATGGCACACCAACATTTGTTGATACTGTAACTGAATATGCTTTTTATGGTTGTTCTGTTTTACTTCCATCAAGAAGTGACTTTACACCATCTACTTTAATTCCTTTTATTGGATCATATTTAGCTACAGATGACGGAAAAGAAATTTATTATAATATAAATACAAAATATGATAATGATGGATCATTCACTCCAATTGTTTCAGCAACTTCTGGAACAATCACATCATATACAGCAACTGGAGAATGCAAAAGAGTTGGAGAACTTGTATACATACAATTAGATGTAACTATTACTAATAATGGAACAGGAAGCAATAGTATTACAATTTCTGGATTGCCATATTCATCACAATATATTTCAATTCTTAATGGAAGAGAAAATGTAATTACAGGAAATAGTATTCAAGGATTTATTTCTGCTGGTTCTGGAAGTGTAATAGTAAGAACATACAATAATCTGTATCCAGCATCTACAGGAGCAAGATTAATTATTTCTGGAACATATTCAACAATTTAAACTATGAGCGCAAACATTAAAGTGTTTTGAAAAACTATCTTAACATATCTCATATCCTAATCTGCCTTGCACTCCAAGGAATCGGATATGCTTTGACAAAGAATCCATTTATCGGAGCTATTGCAGGGATATTCTTTTTTGCTGGCAGGGAAATTGCTCAAGTCGAGTATAAGAACATTGAAGCATCTCCAAGCAAGTTGAGGAAAGATATGAGTGTGTTTGGTGGGTTTAATCCAAAATACTGGACGCTTAAAGCACTACTTGCAGACTTGACAATCCCATCTGTAATCGTAATAACTATTGCCTTTATTCTTAAATATGCCATATACTAAAGAAAAATCTAAACTAAAATCCGATTTCATTGATCTCGGCGAAGAACTAAAATCTGGTGGAATGACGATTTCTATGGGTTCCGATGAATTCGAAGATTCGCCAAAATATCACTATCCTTCGCTTTATTTTGACAATGTAAAAGGGCTTGAAAAACTTAAAAAAGAAGGTATGGCAATCATCCATTACAAAAAAGTGATGGAACGCACGGAAGACATCACTCGCAACGGCAAGAATGAAAAGCGTCATTCTGTCGAGCTATGTATTTGTGGCATCAAACCAGAATGTTGCGAAGAAATGCCAGAGATGGAAGAAAAGGAAGATACTGAAGACGCTATTGAAATGGGCTTGAAAGCTGCCGCTGGCGAATCCGAAGAAAACGAAGAAGAAGACGAAACCGAAGAAGAAGACGAAGATTAATTTTATGCCTCCAAAAAACCAGCTTCCAACCGAAGCACCAACACCAACACCAGACGCGATGCCGGGGGAAATGGCCGCAACAACTCCTGACATGGCCCCTCCTGCTGGTGGACAAGTCATGGTTGAAATGCCTTCCGACGCATTTGATGCCATCTACACGCTCGTTACGCAGCTTGCCACTGGCCTTGAATCGCTCAAGGCAGAGGTTGACGCGCAAAAAGGTGGTGCAACTGCTCCAGAGGGAGAAATGATGCCTCCAGAAGCTTCCGCAAGCGAAGACGAGGCATTCCTTAATTCTCTTGCACAAGAAGGCTCGATGCGATAATTTCGCGCCATGTTTGTATCGGAAATCTTCGATGAATGCGCTGAAATTTTAGGCACAACGGATACCAAAAAGGTATTCAGAAAAATTCAGCAAGCGGTTCAGACCCTGATGGAGTCTGGACACTGGACGCATACCACAGCGGAAGTTGATGTCTGCACTGGGTGGGATCGTTGTAGCCTTGCGCTTCCTCGCGGAATTGATGTTCCCCTTGCTGTCAACATTGACGGCAGTCCAACATACTTCCGCAATCGTCTATTTCAATACCATGTAAATAAAGGCGGGATGTATAATTCTGTTGAGTGGGCATGGGATGACCGAGGCTATGTAGCAACGCTGATGGACATTATTCAGCCTTCGCAACTTGTTGCGGTAGCTGAAAGCAACAATGATGTCGGCAAAAAACTTCGCGTTCTTGGAATCGATCAAAACAATCGCATTCTCCATTCGCAAATGCCGAATGGTGCTGGCGTTGATGGTCTTCTAATTCCAATTCACTCTCAGCAAGACTTTCAATACGGAACAATTACTCCAGATGGTGCTACGATTGCAACACGCGATGTTGCTATTGATCCTATCACCGATTTTAAAACTACAACGCCACATGGTTTGTCATCTGGTCAAGGAATGTCGGCAAGGGTTGTTACAGGAACAATTCCAGTTCCGCTGAACGATGGTCAAACATACTACGTCGGTGTAATTGACGCATTTACAGTTCAGTTGTTTTCAGATTCTTTGAATGCTGAAGCACTGCAATATCCAATCGCTCTTTCCGGTATTGTTGGTTTTGGTTCAATGCAATTGCGTGATCTACGCAACGCCCAAGTTGTAACATCGCTTGAATTTGCAGTTGCTCCAACATTTGCTATTGACTCACCTAACGAAGTTGTTTTTCCAACATTGCCACTTCCTGCTCCACTTGAACAAAAGAAAACATACTTTGCGCAATCAATTGATTCGACGCATTTGAACATCTTTAGTTCACTTTCTGATGCGAAGAGCAATAGCAATCCAATTTACACGACTGGTGCAATTACTCCGATTAACATTGATATTCGTAAGGCTATTGTTCCAGAAACAAAATTTGTTTTTTCAGTAAGACATTATTTTCTTGATGGCGACCAAGTTCAAGCAGTAACCGCTGGTGGCGTATTGCCACAACCTCTTATTGCAAACCAAAATTATTTTGTAAATATTATTGATGATTATTCTGTTTCATTGCATGAAAATCAATCTGATGCGGTTTTGTCAACTCCAACAAATTTTGTAAATCCAATTAAGATTACAACCGCTGGATCAGGAACTAATTCTCTTGTTAAATTGCTTCAAGCAACATCTAAAATTGGAAAAGAAAGTCAAATTACAGCATCTGGACTTTCAATCGCAACTCCATCTGGTTCTGGAGCGCAATTTCAAGCAAATGTTGTTGGTGTAGTAACATCAACAAGAGTTACTGCTGGTGGTAGCGGTTATGGAACAACTGTTCCTGTCGTTACATTTTCAGAACCAACCGATCTTCCAGCGGGAAGCAATTTGCAAACTCGCGTTGCTACAGGATATGCAATACTTGTTTCTGGTGCTGTAAATAACATTGTAATAACAGATTCTGGTCAAGGATATTCATCTGCTCCAACAATTACAATTGATCCTCCTCCGGGATTTCCGGGTGCTGGATTAGCTCAAGCAACAGCAACGGCAACAATTACAACATCGTTTGTATCTGGATTTACTAAAATTTCTGGTGGGTTTAATTATTCTGATGCTCCAGAAATAAAAATAACTGGAGGTGGAGGAACTGGAGCAACCGCAACCGCTACTGTAAATAATACAAATCTTTCCGTTCTATCAATAACTCGCGTTGGCACAGTGGCTACAGCAACAACATCATCTCCACATGGTTTTGTTTCTGGTCAAACTGTAAGTGTTAGTGGTGCTTTGCAAGTTGGATACAATGGAAATGTTGTTATAACAGTTCCGCAAATAAACACAAATGTAGTATCAATAATTAAATCAATTGCTGGAGCTACTACTGCAACAGTAACAACGTCTACAAATCACAATTATATTACTGGAGACTTGATTACTATTTCTGGATCAACAAATGGATATAACGCAACATATAGCGTTACTGTTTTAGGCCCAACAACATTTACAATAAAAGTTCCTTCTGCATTAGCTACTCCAGCCACAGGAACAATTATTTCATCGATTTCAGATAAAACAGCAACAACTTTTACATATACAGTTTTAAATTCTCTTGTTACTCCAGCAACTGGAACAATAACAGTATTCTCAGGTGAAGTTACAGCAATTAATTTAGTAACATCTGGAACTGGATATACTTCAATACCTACTGTTACAATAACACCATCAACAGGTGTATTTGTAACATTTTCTTCAACTGGAACACTTCCGTCTCCACTTGTATCCGGAACTGCTTATCGTGCAGAAGCTCCATTAAATTCAATTACTGGAACATTTACAGTTCAAAATACAGATTTTAGTGACGTAAATATTACTTCTGCTGGAACTGGAACATTTTACGTTGTTCTTTCACGTTCGTTTGGAGTTGACTTTACAAACAATTGGCTTGGAGATTTTACAACACTTGTAACTGGCCAGCAAATTTACTTTGGCACAGATTACATTCTTCCAACAACTGCACCTTCAATTGACAATAGCGTAACTCCATTTTATTTGAATGTTGCATCAAACACTCTGGCAAAAGTATACGCAAATGTTGGATTGACAACTCTTATCAACATTGATTCGTTTGGAACTGGTCAAACGTATTACGCAATCAGAACACAAGTCTCTCCTTCAGTTGATTCAAATTTGATCAAACCTGTAAACACTGCGTTTTTAACAGAAAATGAAGTTGTTCGATTTAGCACTTCTGGAACGCTTCCGTTACCTTTGGTTGCTGGCACAGATTACACAATTAAAATTATTGGTGATTCTGTTCGCGTATACAATGGGATTACACCAATTGTATTGGCAAGCACTGGAAGTGGTCAGTTGAGCCTTGATATCATCCGTGACGTTCAAGTTCAACCATCCAACAACATTGTTGCAGATTCATCACTCTACGAGACTGGCACAGTGCTTGTAACTCGCGCAAAAGAAGGAGACACGTTGCCAACTGGATTGCTGCCAAACACGAATTACTATGTTCGTCGCATTGATAACAATTCTTTCGAGCTTTACGATACACTTGCCCATGCGCGTGACTTGACATCAACAATTGGACGCAAAACATATACCACAACAGGTAATTCTGTGTCTTCTACATTTTATGTTGATGCAATTTCTGATCCGATCTTTGTTAAAAGCGTTGCTCATATCGAAAAACCCATCACAGATGGTTTTGTTAGCCTTTACGCATGGGATTACGGACGCAGCAATGATATGACGCTGATTGGCCAATATCACCCAACGGAAGTCAATCCAAGTTACCGCAGAATTCGCATTGGTAAACCCTGTGCGTGGGCAAGAATCATTTACAAGGTTAGTAATCCAAGCATTACAAGCGTGTATGACTATATTCCGCTTGAGCAAGAACGCGCAATTATCGCTGCCGTTCACGCAGTGGACTTGGAAGATAAAGATTTTGCAGATCAAGCAATGCGTTACTGGCAAATTTCATTTGGTTATCTTAAAAACCAACAAGAATCAATCGATGGTCACGCTATGGCAGTTCCGCAAATTAATAATATAACTTACGGAGACGGAACAGATTGCGTAATGTGGTAACACATGAAATCCGAACAAATCACACAGGGAAGGCAAGTAAAAACAACTGCTGGATGGACGCAAGGTATAAATTCCGTTCGCAATCCATGGGCATTGCCAGAGAATCAAGTTAAGTGGGCGGTTAATTCGCAATTTCGAGGCGGCATTGCACAAACAAGACCCGGACAATCGATGCGACTTTCGTTACCTCCGGGAAACTTTCAAGGCGGAATTCTTTTTCTTGCAAACAAGCAATTCAAGGCAGCGAGCGAAACAACCTCAACTCAAATTTACGATACAAATGGAGAAGGTGTTGAGGCAGACGAATTGCCATACATGGTTTTTGCTGTAAACGGAAAGGTTTATTGGAGTCCATTTCCACTCACACAACCTAAAGATTGGAAACCATTTCAACTTACAAATGTTTCGCTTGATCCAAATATTTCACAATTTTGTTTCACACTCGCTACAAAATCAGCAAACATTTCAACTGGAGGTGATGTTTCGGTAACTCCATCACATCGCGTTTTGTTTATCCAAGATGGCGCAAGCTCTCCTGTTTATTGGGATGGAAGTAACACAACTGGCGTTCAAACATCAAGCATTCCTACTGGATTTTGGATGGCTTATTCTGGGAATAGGTTGTGGGTAGCAAACAAAAATATTGTTCTTGCTTCTGATCTTGGTGATCCAACAAGTTGGGTTGAGCGAACAACTGGAACTGGGCGTGGAGACTTTTCATTTACTCGACCCGTAACGGCATTGGTAAATTACGTTGGTCAAAATAATGATCAAAAGTTGTATGTTTTTACGGATCGTGAAACATATGCTCTGGCAAGCGGAATTTATGATAGAACAACTTGGGGAACTACTGCTAATTTTCAAACTATTTTATTCGCAAACGTAGGTTGTATTGCTGGAAAATCAATTGCATTTCAAGCTGGTCAAATGTGGTGGTTTTCACAAGGCGGATTAGTTTCTGCTGACGTTGCTGGCAATGCTTATTTGTCATCGCAGGTTCTTTACAAAGACGTTGAAATGGTGCGAGCAAAAGCATACATGGCAGGAAATCAAACTGGGATTTGTGCTACATCGTTTGAAAATTATTTGATGTATTCAATTCCATACCTTGAACCCCTCAATTCGGCCACAATGGTAATGGATTGGGCTGTAGCCGCTGAAAATGGCTCTCAACGCATTCCAGCATGGTGTGGGGTGTGGACAGGAACACGTCCAGTCGAATGGACAACAGGCGTTGTAAACGGACAACCTCGTTGTTTCCATTTCAGTGTTGATTATTCAGCGACAAATGATGGTTCATATATTTCGCTTTGGGAATCATTCATGCCTAACAAAGTTGACTCTTATTTGAGTATCAATGCGGATGGCACAACGACGAATTTGTTTAGTCGTATTTACTCGCAAATCGAAACTGGACTTCTCGGTGATGGCATGGACTACAAACAATTTGTTTATGCAGAACTGGAGTGTTGCGAGATTGGAGGCACTGTAGATGTCAAGGCATCGTATCGCGGCAGCAAAGGACAATATCAAAATATTCTTGACACGCGCATTTTGGCAGTAACGGAAGATTACCAATGGCAAGACACGCCATTTGCAACAGAGATTGAAAAGTTTGGATTTTTGAATTCTCAATATCGTCGTTTGATCACTGAATCCGCATCTCGAAATGCAACTGCGGAAACCTGCGAGTCCGCACTAACAACGGACATTGACAAGGGTTTTTCCATGCTTGTTGAATGGTGCGGGGAATTCGGTGTTGAGACTATTCGTATGTTCCAAGACCCATGGAGTGAGCGTTCCACAGGCGTTCCACAATCGGATGAAACTAAATCTTGCTTACTGGCGCAAGATGGATCAACCTTGACTCTTGATCTTTTGCCAAGTCCATATGAAGTTCCAAAAACAGATCAACAATCTTGGTATGCGAAAGTTTATCGCACTGTGACTCTGACTTGTCCTTCACTATCGTCAATTTCTGCCACGGCAGCAGCATCGTTTCTGTCAAGCATTTCTTTTACTCATGCCGAAGAGCAGGCCGGAATTCTCGCGCAGCAAGCAGCAAACGCAGCAGCACAACAATATCGAATACAAAATCCTTGCTAATATGCCATCGATCATTGACGCTTCCGTAAAAGTAACCAACTTTCCAAACCGATTTGTATCACCTTTCGGAGACGATCCAGTTGTGCCTCTTTATTCTTCCGTTCCAATTCCAATCGATGCTGAAAATTGTCTTCCATGCGTTGTGTGCGGTAATTTTGCTGCACGAAATAAAATTATTCAACAACAAGCGGAAAGATTCAAAGGATACGCGCCAACAGAATTAAGTGGAAATGAAGTTGTTGTTGGAACGAATTAATAAATATGAAAACACGAATTGAATATAAATTAGCAAGGCACGGAACAAACGAATTTTATGAATTGCAAGATTTTGCTCAAGAATTTGACCATGAAATTATCGAGCATCCGAATGTTAATGTTTACGCGCATTATTCTAACGGCAAGCTATTTGGATATTCTGATCATGTATTTCTTCCTGTCGTCTATCCTGCTTTTCACCCGCAACATACAAGACCGCAAGACGTAATACAAGTTATGAGCGACTGGAAAGCTCACGCACAACTTTCTGGCCAGCCGGGATACATTGGTGTTCCGCTAATCAATGATCGACCTAACTTTAGCAATGAAGTGATGAAGAAATTAGGTTTGACTAAAATGGACAGAGAAGTTTACTCTATGACTAATTTTTAATTATGGGAGGCGCACAAACAGTAAATGCACAGCAATATCTGAGTAAGCCAGATCAAAGCAGAGAATTAGCTATTCAATCTGCGATGATGCAAGCTCAGGCTCAACAACAAGCTTCTCAAGCAAAATTGTTGGATGCTTATGCTCGAATGGCCCCTGCACAACAAGAATACGATCCTCTTAAAGAATCAAAAAGGCTTGGAGAACTTGGAATGGCTAATCTCCAGCGTTCAAGAGAAATGGAGAAAATGGTATCTCCAGAAGCAGCGCAAATGCGTCAGGCTCAAGGTGCTGAACTTGCTCGTCTTTCAAGCATGGAGAATGCAACTCAATACATGAATGAGTGGGCAAAAAATCAAGGGCTTATTCAAGGTTACGAAACGGGACTTGGAGATTCCAGTATTGGACAAGCCGCAACATATGATGCAGCACTAAAAGCAAAAGCTAATTACGACCAGCAAAACCTTGCGTTGCAACAAGAAATTCTTCGTCAAATGCAGGCTCCAGTTGGTGGAATTGACCCATCAACTTCAGTTTCAGCGCAAGAAGCAGCAAAAGCAGCAAATTTGCAAGCACTTCAAAATTGGCAAAATTCCATGTATGGTAGCATTGGTGGTTACAATCAATCCGTAGCAGATCAAATGGCTAACCAGATGGCAAATTTTCAAAACATACAACAAACAGGACAACAAAACAGATTGAACTACCAAGGCGCATTGTTAGGGCAACAAGCTCAAAATCTCGCATCTCAACGTGCTATGACAGGTTCATATATTCAAGCTGGTGGAAGTGTTATACAAGGTGCTGCGCAAGGTGCTGGAGCAGCATCTGGTGGAGGAGGATTTGGTGGAGGTGGAGCAGGAAAAGGCACGGCAGATATGTCTGCTGCTGGTTACATTCACTAATTTATGGCTTATCAAAAACCAGATTTTACCGCAAGTTACGAAGGGTTGAGAATTGGTTCGCAGGGACAACTTGCGATGCTTCAGAATCAAGCTAATTTACTCAAATCTTACGCATCTCAAGCTCCAATCATGCAAAGTTTTGATGCGGCTAAAACGTCGCAACAAGCTGCCGAGTTTGGAATGGATAATCTTCAACGCTCGAAGGAATTTGAGCGATTGACAAATCCAGAAATAGCTAAAATGCGCGAAGAACTTGGTTCTAAAGTTGCAGAAGCTACAAATCTTGAAGCCTCAAAAAAGTGGATGGATAATTGGGCGGTTAAAAAAGGCTTAACGTCTGGACTTGGAACTGATAGTCTTATTGGACGTTCTGCTGTTTTTGATCAAGCTACAGAAGCAGGCAGGCAGGCAAGATTGCAAAACCTTCAAATTCAACAAGGATATCTTGCTCAAACTCCAGCACCGATTGGTGGTCTTGATCCAGCTTCCATTATTGCCGCTGAACAAGCTGCAAAAGCTCAAAACCTTGCTTCAATGCAACAATATCAAGGCAATGTTATGCGTGGAGCAGAGCAACTTGGACAATCCACAACCGATTGGATAAATTCCAACCTTGGACAACTTCAAAAGATTTCTCAAGCAGAGCAAGAAAGCAAACGTAATTACGAGCAAATGATGCTTCAAAACGCTCAACAAAATGCAGCGAGCGGCAACGCTCAACAGGGTCAAATGATCACTACGGGAGGTGCTGTTGCTGGTGCAGTGGTAATGGGTGCAATTATTATTTAATGAAAAAACTAATAGATACAACAATACATAAAATACAAGAATGGAATAAAAGATGGCCAAGAGCAGTTGTTTTGTGGAGTGGAGGTAAAGACTCAACGGCATTGCTTCATCTTATCAAGTTTGGTGCAGGAATTGATTTGCCAGTCATTCAATACAGAGAACCAAAATTGCGTGAACGATACGCATATTCAGATCGATTAATCAAAGAATGGAAGTTGGAAGTTTACGATTACGCTCCAAGCAAAATAGCAATTGCTGATGGGCCAGACGTTGAAACTGGAGAGCTTCGTTTTGATTTCATCAAATACTACCAGTGGGGGAAACAGACTGCGGTTTGTCTTTCACTTGGAACTGAGCGTCCAAAAGAAGGCGAGGAATTCTTGTGTGGCGTAACAGACGTTCTACAACGTCCTACAGGCACTTTTAATTGGCCTTGGGGGGCAGTGTATATCGGAACAAAATATAGCGATACGGACTTAATTAAAGGTCATGTTCCACTTGCGGTTGACATTCGATACGCAGACGATTCGCCAATGTCATTGTATCCAATGCGAGATTGGACAGACGATGATATTTTTCAATACTTGGAAGATAACGGGGTTCAGCCTGATCCAACAAGATATGTGAAGGATTATTACAAGTGGAAAAACAATCCTGATAAATCGCTAAATGCTGATTTTTACCCAATATGTTTTAACTGCATAAATCGTCACGAAGGAAAATACGTTGATTGTCCAAAGTTAAAAGCCAAAATATCTAACATTTCTCACCTTGCGCCATATGAAGACTTGGTCAGTGAAGACCTTGGATTTCGACCTGTAACATGGAACAAGTAAATGAATTTGATTGCAAATCTTGCGGTGCGTGTTGTGCCTTTAAATGGTCATGGCCAGTTTTACTGCGAAGCAGGTTAGACGCTGTAAACATTCCGAAAGAAATGGTAAGAACTGACTATCCACTGATGAAAACAATTGATAATCGTTGTATTGCACTTGATGGAAAAGTTGGAAAATCTGTTTGTTGTAAAGTTTACAATGATAGGCCAAATTCTTGCAGACAATTTGAACCGGGAAGTGAATTGTGTAAAGAAGCTCGCAAAAAAGTTCTTGAACAAAGTTAGATTTAATGTTAACCAACAATCAAATATTTTAATTTATGGGTGGAAGTCGATCACAACCAAAACAACAAGAACAGCAACAGCAACTATCTGGCCCTGATCCTATGATTATGTTCATGGCTCAACAGCAACAACAACAAGCCGCCCAAGCTGCCGCTGATGCTGAACGCCAACGTCAAGCACAAATTCAAGCGCAGCAACAAGCTGGAATGCAAGCGCAACAACAAAGTCAACAAACAGCGATACAGTCACTTAATAATATGAATATTGGGCAACAAGCGCAAGATCAAGCTGCGCTTGCAACTCAAAAACAATCTGGTGTTGGTGCAGGAATGGATGTTGGTGCTGCTCGTCAATCATCTTTGCAACAAATGGGAGCAGGAACCGCAGCAACTCCAGTTCAACAAGGAATGGGTTCTGCTGTTTCTCAAGCTGCAAATATTGGTGCTGGAGGAACGCAGCAACGCGCAAATATGTTTCAAGCCCCATCAGTTGGCGGCTTAACTTTTGGAGGAGCATAATATGGGTGGATCATTAAAAGTTTCAAAAAATTCACCATATAAATTTTTAAATCCTGTTGGTTATTATGGACGGCAAGCTCTTTTTGGGACAAAAACTAAAAGTAAAGGCAAAGGCGGCGGTGGAACTCCAAGTGATCCAACTTTAGACTTTTTGGCTCAAATGCAAGCGCAACAGGCCGCTCAAGCTGCTGCTGCTGAAAAAGCTCAACAAGAAGCACTGAAGCAATCTCAAATGACTGTTGGAACGCAACGCCAACAACAAGCAGAGCAAGCGGCCCGTCAAGAACTTGCAACGGCAGGTTCAATGCAATCAATTCGAGATGCAAATGCGCTTCTTGCCGCTCAACAAGCACAAGCTACCGCTGGACAACAAGCAACTGGTGGAGGATTTGATTTCAATAAATCCCGCGAAGAAGCACTTGCTAATCTTGGTGCTGCTGCTGGAATTCTTCCAACAACGGCAGCAAATATTCCTGCTACAACAGTTAATCCAGC